GCTGAATCGCATATGGGTTTGGTGTTGATGGATTGGCAAAAGCATGTGTTGTGCGGCCAGCTGGCGCATGACGATACCGGCGCACTTCAGTTTCGAGAAGCGTGCGTATCAACGGCCAGACAAAATGGAAAATCGCAAGGCGGGTTGTGTCCGCTAATTGGTTGGTGGCTTACGGACTTTGCAGCTATGCGGGGCAAGCCCCAGTCCGTGTTATCTGTGGCTAACAAATTGGATAGGGCTGAAGCAATCTTTGGAATTATTGCGCCAATACTTGTAGACAAATTTGGGGCTAAGGCGGCTAACGCTATGGGCCGTAAGTCTGTCAAAATGCCTGACGGGTCAACGTGGGAAGTTAGGGCGGCGACACCTAATTTGCACGGCGGTTCGCATGACCTCATTGTTATTGACGAACTGTGGAACATTTCTAGCGAGGTTGTGGATACGGCTTTACGGCCTAGTCAGATTGCTAGACAAAACCCGTTGTTGTCTATGTGGTCTACAGCTGGCGACGAATCCAGCGTGTGCATGATACAGATACGGGAAACAGCGTTATCGGAAATTGACAACGGCGAAACGGGGCAAGTGTATTTTGCGGAATACAGCATGGCGCCTGGCGCTGACCCTCGACTAGAAAAAAACTGGTTGGCGGCTAACCCTGCCATGGGTGTAACGGTGACCGTTGAAGCGTTGCGGGCCGTATCCAAAAAAGACAGTTTTCTCAGGGCCCATTTAAATTTATGGGTTAGCGCGAGGGGCGGGTGGATATTACCTGGCCTATGGCAGAAACAATTAACGGACTTACCTATGCCTGCCGGTGGCGTGTTAGCTGTAGACACAGACCTTGCAGACGGACGCTATGTGGGCGTGCGGTCTGTCGTTTACGAATCTAAAGCGCATGTGATAGTGGAATTTATGGTGGATACTGAGGACGCATGCTGGGCAGAAATAGGGCGGGTCATGGCAGATACCCAGACGGCCCTAGTTATTACGCCGTCCCTGCATTTGCATTTGCCAACAATTTTGGAAAGGCGCACAACAACTATTGGGTACGGCGAATTGCTTAAATATTCTGGGCTAATCCAAAAAATGATTGTTGAGGGCAAAGTTAGACACCGTGGCGAATTGGCTTTAGCGGAACATGTCAACCGTGCCGTTTTAACTAAGACGGGTTCTGGTGTTGTGCTGTCGTCGCAGAAGTCGCCAGGGCCGATTGAGTTAGCCCGCTGTATGGTTTGGGCGATAGCGGAATCGTCACGGCCTAAAGTTGTGGGCAAACCAATGTTTGCTGTATCACGGACACCGTGACATTGCGTTGGGCTAAAGTTTGGCTAGTCCTTGCCTGGCGTCGGGCTGGGCAGGGACAACCCCCTAAAGGAAACCAACATGGGAATATTCACTAGCAAAGTAACTAAAGCGGCGGTTAGTCCCCAACCTGAAGTTACCGCAGCTGCTGTTGGTGGCGCTTACTATTCCAGCCAGGTTGCAGGCCCAAACCTTATTGGTGACTGGTGGTCTTACCAGGCGGGCACGTTGCGAAACCGTGCAATGTCCGTGGCGTCTATATCCCGTAGCCGTGACCTTATGGCGTCTGTCTTGGCGTCTATGGATTTAAAGATGTGTTCCGAAATGTGGAACGGCGAGGAAATGGAGGAAGTCAACCTTGCCCCTCGAAGCTGGTTGCGCCAACTTGACCCAGAAATGCCAAACTCATTTACGTTTCCGTGGGTATTTGATGACCTATTCTTTTTTGGGCGTTGCTTTCTTTATATAACTTCCCGCACCAAGGATGGCTATATGGCGTCCGCTACACGTTTACCGCAAGGGTCAATAACTACGCCTGACGCTAACGGCCCTGTCTGGTTTGGTAAAAGCAAAGAAATCTATTTTAACGGTGGCGCTTTAGACCCAGCAGATGTTGTGCAAATTTACAGCCCTACACAAGGCATGATTTTTATGTCGGAACAGACAATAGATACAGCGCTTAAACTGGAAGCTGCACGAAACCGTAACGCTAGTTCTGCGATTCCTGCTGGCGTATTAAAGCAGACAGGCGGCGAACCGTTAAGCGCTTTAGAACTTGCTGCACTAGCTGAAGCGTTTAACGCTGCCAGGGCAAGTAACCAGACAGCCGCACTAAACGAATATTTGACGTACACAGAAACGACAGCAACACCGGACAAAATGTTGTTGATTGACGCAGCCGAATATCAAAGCCGAGAAATCGCTAACTTGTGCAATATTCCCCCGTATCTATTGGGTTTATCAACAGGTAGTTACGCATATTCAACGTCAGCCAGCGCAAAATCGGATTTGTGGACTTTTGGTTTGTCAATGTACGCCACCGCAATTACGGCAGCGTTATCACAGCAACTACCAAGGGGAACCTATGTCAAATGGGATGTTGACGAAATGCTAGAAGTCCACCAAATGTCTAACTATGAACCAATGCCAAACCAAAACACACAAGAGGAAATCGCATCATGATTAAATTTACTTCCAGCACTTTTACTGTTGACGCAGCAGGCCCAGACGGTGCAGAACGACGCACTATTACTGGTATTGCTGTCCCGTATAACGTTATGGCTACTGTCAGCGACGGAACTACCGTGCAGTTTGCGCCAGGCAGTTTGCCCATTGACGGCAAAGCGCCCCGTCTGTATATGAATCATGACAGCACTATGGCCATCGGAATTTTAAGCGAGAGGGTCGATAGCCCAGAAGCCATGTATTTTACGGCCAAAGTTTCTAACACCCGTGCCGGTGACGAAGCGTTAGTCTTAGCAGCTGACGGCGTCCTAGATTCTGTGTCGGTAGGTGTCAACCCAACCGAATTTAAGTTTGACGGCGACGGCAACATGATTGTTTTGGCCGCCGATTGGGTAGAACTAAGTCTTGTCCCCACGCCTGCTTTTGCGGGTGCTACCATAACGCAAGTAGCAGCGTCCGAACCTGACACGGAACCTGAAACCGAAGCCGAACCTGAAACCGAAAAGGAAACCCCAATGGAAATCGAAGCCGAAGTCATTGTGCCAACAGCACCAATTTTTGCTAGTGCAAAGCGTGAACCACGCCTACCAAACGCCGCCGAATATTTGGCAGCCATGCACAAAGGCGGAATTGAAGCCGCTAACGCAAACAAAGTTTGGGCCGACTATCGGGCCTACCACAAATCGGACTTAGAATTTGCCGACACAAACACTACGAATGTCGCCGGTATTATTCCAAAAGAAATTTTGGGACCTGTTTTTGCGAACATCAACTACATTGCCCCGCTTTTAACAGCTGTAGGGACAAGGGCTATGCCTGGCGGCGGAATGGGAACCTCGTTTTTTCGCCCGACCTGGACCACCCATCCAACCGTGGCTGAGCAGTCAAATCAGTTTGACGCTGTGTCCTCAACAACTTCTGTGATTGCAGCAAACACCGTTTCTAAAGTTACTTTTGCAGGTAGCGCCAGTTTGTCCTACCAAGCGATTTCTATGAGTGACCCTGCGTCAATGTCCGTCATTATGCAAGACCTCGCAGGCCAATACCTGAAAGCGATTGACAATTACGCTTGCGACAGTTTGTTAGCCGCTGCAACGTCAGCTGGCGTCTGGGACTTGACCGTTGATGACCTTTTAAAGTCAATTTACGACGCCGCCGTGGTAACGGTTGCTGCAACAAACTTCCTGCCAACCCATATTGCCGTCGACCCTGCCACATGGGGCGCCATGATGCAATTAACGGACACGACAGACAGACCAATTTTTGGTTACACAGGCGGCGGACTTAATGCCCAAAACGCAATCGGTGCTGGCGGAATCAACGCATTCCAAAACGCAAACCCACTAGGTTTGCAAATCGTCGTTGACAACAACTTTGCCGCTAAAACCATGGTGATTTTTAACAGCAATGCGGCAGAAATATATCGCCAAGATGAGGGCATGCTGTCAATTGAGGTTCCTTCTACGGTGTCACGCCAGATGACGGTATACGGTTACGCAGCGTTTTTTGCTGCTAACTCAAGCATGATTCAAAAAATCACCCAGGCATAGTCGAAAGGCGGTTAGCCGCCAATGGCTGTATATCAAGTTATTTTTACGCAGCGCATAGACGATTACGCTGTCGTTCAAACGTTGACAGAACCTGAACTAGATTTAGGACTTCCGTTTACCCTGGCAAGTAGCGGGTCAACTTTTAACGGCACGCATAACGTTTACGCTTTGCCCGCATACCTGTTTACGGGTGTAGACAGTCAAGGCGACTTGATGTTTAACTATCAGGTGCCGATACCTAACCAGGTGTTGTTTTACGACGCAGGTGATGACGCTGAACGCACAGCGTTAATTCCGCAAGGAACTTTGACCTACACGGAAACTTGCACTTGGGTTTTAGGTCCCGCTGTCGGAACTTGGCTTGGAATTGCTTTAGCGGGCGTAGACGAAACAGCGTTTTTAACGCAATGTGCGTCGAGCGCTTCTAACTTCATTTTCCGTCGCCGTCAAGAATCGGGCTACACGGACAGCCTGACAACTTCACCTGGCACCGATGTCACTTTGGCGACAACAATGTATGCGGGCGCCCTATACCGTCAGCGTGGCGCCGTTAATGATTTTGCAGGATTTACAGACATGGGTACACCTGTCAGCACGGGCCTTAGTCCGTTGATTAAACAACTTGCCGGTATCCCTCGACCAGCGGTTGCCTAATGACTGTTTACACAGACCTTTTTAATGAGGCGATAGATGACCTTGCAACAAAGCTGGCGACGGTGACAGGTTTACGGGTTGTTTTTAACCCTGAACAAATAAACCCGCCTTGCGTTTTTATTGACGCACCCGATTTTGAGGCCCTATCTAAAACCATCGTCAAGATGTCTTTTAGCGTCAAAGTGCTGACATTAGGGCCAGGGAACTTGGACGGCTTACGCAACGTTTTAAGCATGTCTGCTGCCCTTTTGGCTAGCAATGTCGCTGTGAAATCTGGGCGCCCTGGCTTTGTTACTGTTGGCGGGCAAACTTTTGCCGCTTATGATTTGACCGTAGACATGCAGGCGCAATCGTGACTTATCGTATTGTCAGCAATCGCATAGGGACACCTGGCGACATATACGAACCTGAAGCAAGCGTGAACGTCGAGGCGTTACTGTTGCACGGTTTTATTGTTGAGGACAAAGCACCGCCAAAATCTGCTAAAACTATTACCAACAAACCAAAGGATTAACCCATGGCCACTTCAACTTAT